CACTATTTTCTATTGAACTACTACTAACACTAAAAACAGGTATATAATTAATTGCCCTTGTTCCCGTTCCTGTAATTGGATTAGTTAAAGCATTCTGCTTGTTGTTAAACGTAGTCCAATCTGTACTTGAAAGTAATCCATTTTGAGAACCACTTGCAGTTGCAATAGCTAAAGTAATTGTACCACTTGTAGTGATAGGAGTTGAGCCAATAGTTACTCCACTTGTTGCAGAAGATAACCCTACGCTTGTTACAGTTCCATTTGTTAATTGACTTGTCAATGCTAAAGTACCTCCAGTTGCAGGAAAAGCATAAGAATTATTATTTGCAGGAAAGTTTAAATTATTTGTATAATTTGTACCACCACCTGTTCTATATGTAATTGAAAGTCCTGTACTATTACCACTTAAAGCAGCATAATAAATACTTGACAATCCTGGTATTGCACCATTATATAAAGCAATACCATAATTTGCAGAAATAGAATCATTAAATGCTTTTAAACCTGCTATATTTTGAGTAGATGTTGTTATCAACCCTCTTGCAGTTGGACTTGCATCTGGTAGGTTAAAAGTATGAGTAGCCGTTGAACTTGATATGTTAAAATCCGTTCCACTTGTTCCTGTTGCTAAGAATTGTACTTGTCTTGTTAAGTTATTTAACGTAGTCAATCCCTTTGAGAAGGTTGTAACTACTTGACATAAATGATTATTTTCTGTGTGTAAAGTAACTGTTCTACCATCTACGTTTACATAGATTCTAATTGCTATTCTATCTGTTATACTTAAAACACTTGAAGCTACTGGAACTGCAAAGTAGTAAGGATTAATAACTGTTCCTTGATTAATGTACTCTGGAACTCCAACGCTTGTACCTAATAAGGTAAAAGTTGTTCCGTTATACTTGTAAACCTCTGCATAAACAAAAGGATTACCTGTATTGTTATTTACACTAAAATAGAACTCACAATTAAAGTTACCAGCTGGTACTTCTAATAAAGCAGGGTCATTAGCATCTGTAATGTAACTTGCTACATATCCGTTTGAAGATATAGCAATATCAGTTCCAGCACCAGCAATAGGTGTTTTGCTTAATTGTCTATAAGCAACCCCTCCTATTGTACCTTGACTTACACTTGAATTAAGATAATAAGAAACCGAACTTCCACCACCTGTTGATGTTGGGAAATCCGCTAAAGTACCATCCCCTCGTACATATTGAGAAGCATCGCCATCTAAAGCAGTTATTACCCCACTATTAGCCACTACTGGACCTTGTATATCCCTAACTTTTGCTTCTCCTGTTACTTGTAATTGACTCATAATATTTTATTGAAATAATCCTCTAATATATTCACCAGCTGCTAATGCTCTACCAAAAGTAAGAACTCCTGTCGCACTCACAAACTTCACATCATCTCCAGTTGGAACTCCGCTTGTTAAAATGTTTTGTGCATCCACACCACCTCTTGAAACGTAAAGACAAGCATATCCAATCGTGTCCGCAAAAGTAATTGATGTTTCGTCACCACTTGCCGTGTAACCTTTTGTTTTAACTGGGTTAGCACCTACTATGATAACTCCTTCTGGGTCTATGCTTGTTCCTGTTGTATTATATGCTCCAGTACCTTGTAAACTAATATTGTAAGTAGCCACATCTTTTTGAGGTGCATTTATTGCCAAACTTGATATATTACAAATTCCACTAATAATAACTAAACCATCAACTCCGTTATCCACAACAAACTTAATTTCTATTGGTTCTCTTGCTAACTGCTTTTCAAGCATAAACAAATATGAAAATCCACTTAAAGTAATCAAACCATCACAGTTTACACTCCAAGTAGCTACATCGTTCTTATATTCTCTGAACCAAGCACTTGTTTGGCTTGTTACCTCTTTTTGGTCTACGCTTACATCAAACGTACAATTTGTACTACAAGCAAATGCAACATCCACCTCTGGGTCTACATCTGTTCTATGCCAATAAAGCATTACATTATTTCCAATTACTGCTGCCATATTACAAATTTACGAATTATTACTCTATATATTTAATAGTTTCCGTTGAAGTATTATCTTGGTCTGTTACCTCAATTAATTGGAACGAATTGACTTCATCAACTCTTGGAGTTATTGAACCTCTATTCATCAAAAACTTCTTATTATTATAACTTAAAACATTAGAAGTAGAATCAGTTAAAGTATAAACTTTATCTAAATAGTTAAGACCTTTTTCAGTCTTATAACTTCCCAATTCTGCTTCTAAAGTACCAAAGTTTCTATTTAATAAATTAGAAAATTGTCTTGCTATTAACATTTGTAGTAAAAGAAAAGTTTCAGTTCTTGGGTATCTATACCAATTTTTAAGAGGAGATGCATTACTATTGTATAAAACTCCTAAATTATTTGTATTAATTAAACTTGTAGCTAATGTTAAATATACAAAAGATGCGTAAGCCTGTGAAGTAGTCTTAATATTTGTATTACCAGTTCCTACTTGTCTTGTTACCTCAATAGATTTAATTTCTTGACTATTTTGAGTAATTTTAATATTTCTTAAAGTTGTATCAGAAAAGCCACTTGATACATCACCTACAAAAAACTTAACTCTAATAAATCCAGCCCAATTTTGACCAAAAGCAAAAGGTATAGCTGGGTAACTCATACTAACATTAATACTAAATGAAACAAAAGGTACACCTAAAAATGACTCTGGTGCTTCGTTATATGTTACATATCGTTGCGTTGTACCCCAAGTATTATTTGTTTCATTATAATAATAAGTAGTTGCTCCAACTATACAAGCTATTTCTACTTTTCCATTATTAGCCAACATTTTATATTCAAATGAAAATGTAAAACTTGGACCAACCATATAAGGTAAGTAATAAGTTTGTTGAAAAGGAGGCGTAGGAGTATTTTGCAAAAATACACTTTGTCCTCTACCTCCAACTGCAATTAATTGAATTTCATTAAATTCTGAATCAGGAACAACAGTAACTACTGGTCCACTAATAGGTCCTGTGAAAGATTGTTTATAATACCATCCATAAGGTAAATCAGTTAATAAACCTTCATTATATAATCCTTTAAATGTGCCGTTATGTATATAATTATCAGGATATTCAAAACTATAATTATGTATTAATTTAGGATAACCTTTCCTAACTATCTTTGTTTGTTCATTATTTATAAAATGTACGTTTCCATCTTGATAAGGAGCAATATTTACTGATTCATCTAATAATCCAGAAGCACCTACTGAAACTGTTGGATATAAAAAATATTGAGTGTAATATCTTGTAGTTTGAGCCATTTCATTAATAGCTAATATTTGCCATTGTCCATCGCTTTGAAATAACCTACAACCAAAAGAACTAACAATATTTTCTAACACCTCGTAATATGTCTTGCCTTGTAAATCTCTTAGGTAAATATAACTTTGAGAAAAAGGTTCATTTCCAGATGCATCTCCTCTATCAAACATTCCTTCTGCATAATATGAGCAAGAAGTAATCATACTAATTGAATCTGGATAATCAATAATATTTATACATTGTGCAATTACATCTATAATTCTAATTAAACTATTTACACTTACAGCTTCTACATTATTAAATTGACTATATTCTAATAAAGAAAGTCCATCTATTGCAACAATATCAACTTGAACAAATCCTGTTGTGAATGGCAAAGAAACGTAATCATTAAATAAAAATCCACTCCATAAAAGTGTAGAATCATTATATAATTTAACAAAATACTTTCTATCATCAAAACTTAATAAATCTGGGAAAGTTACTGCCGAATCTGCTTCTGATACTATAAATGAAACATTTAATTGAGAAGATATAATTGAAGGTAATGGTTCATCTCCACTTGAATTAGATTCTAAATTAATACTAACTGCCTCATATGTCTTTAATGCACCTACATAGTCTTTCTCTTGTATTTCTACTTTTAATAATGTTTCATCCCTTAGTAATTGAGTTATTCTATATTTTAGTCCGTATGCCATTATGCTAAACTTATGTTTTGTCCTTTAAGTGCAGATGCCCTTTGTGTTCTATTTAAAGCAATTAATAAATCTTGCCCTCTTAATACTGCCACTCCACCTGCTTGACCTCCGCCATAACCAGACATTGAACCTGCATTAAAAGAAGATTGCATTATGTTTCCAAGTTTACTTAAAGGCAAAACAGCCTCACTTTCACTTCCTTCACCAATCATTGCCAATGTTGGACCAGTAGCAATACCACCAGATGCAAGTCCTAATAATTTACCAAAACCACCAGCAGCTGCAGCACCACCTGTAGGAACACCTAACGCTGACATAATAGCTTGAAATATTACTGCTTGAACAACCATAGCTAACATTTGTTTTAATAACCTACTAAACATTTCACTTAATGCTTCTGTTGCACTAAGACCTTGTTCCATAGCATCAAACATTCCAAATAAAGAACTTGTAACTGTTTGTGCTATATTAGATGCAAATTGTTCATATTCTTTATTTAATTCTTCTAAATCCTTTTTTTCTTTATTAATATTATCTTTTGCTAACTTTTCTTTATACATAGTCCATCCTGTTAGCCATTTAAGATAATCTTCGTGTTGCTTTTTTTGATCTGATAAATAAGTATCTTCTGGTCCACTTTCTATTGGAGATAACAAAGAATTCCTTTTGTTAATTTGCTTTATTAAATCACTAGCTTCCTTTAATGATAATGTTTTATCAACTTTATCTTTTTTAGGTGCATTATATTCATTAGGTACTTTTACATTCTTTGATAATTCAATTATATCTTTAAATATCTTCTTTCTTTGTTCTAATAAACCATTTAACTCATTTTCTTCAGTCCTTTGTTTAGTAGTTTCATTTAATCCTTGTTGTCTTAATTCAACATCTGTTTTTCTTGTATTTGCACTATCTTTTAAAATCTTACCTGTTGCAGCAATATCTTTAGCTTGTTGTGTTAAAGTTAAACCTTGCTTTTTAAGTATTTCTTCAGTTACTTGCTCTAATTCCTTTTGCTTTATTTTAAGTGTTATTAAAGAACTTAAATTAGCTATATATGTATCATAAGCTAAATTTAACCCTTCAACCGCTCCTTTTTCAAGAGTTAAACCATTAAATATCTCTGGGTTTATTTTCTTTAACGCCTCTAATGCTTTTACTTTTCTATTTCTTGTTTCATTTTCATTTTGCAATACTGCAATTAAACTTGAAACTTGTACTACTTCTTGTGCAGTTGAAGAATATACTTGATTAAGAGCATCTTTTTGCTCTTTTAATTTATCTGTATGTTCTTTAGTTTTTTCTGCTGCGGCTTTTTGAGCAGCACTTGACTGAAATAACTTATCACCAAATGTTACTAACAAAGAAGATGCAACACCTAAAGCAAGACCAATACCTGCTGGACCCATTAACCCTTGAGCCATTTGTTTCAATGCAGCACCAGAACTTCCAGCATCTTTACTTAGTCTTTGGAATGATTCTAATAATGGGTTTAAGTTATTCGCAATACCTATAAATCCATAAGGAGCATCCTGTGCAACCCTTGATAAATTTGATAAAGCGTATGTTGCTTGATTACTTGTATTAGGCAATTTTTGAAACGCAGTACCTAAAGTATTTGTTGCGGTTACTGTTTCTTGTATATTTTTAACCGCTTGTTGATTGTCAGCGGTTATCGTAATCTTTAAAGTTTCTTGTGCCATTTTATTAATTTACTCCATATAACTTTAATGTTCTTGCTAACTGCTCATCGGTTATAAATTTCCTTTCTTCTTTTTCTTCATTCACATTATCAAGTTCTGGTATGCTCCAAAATGATTTAATACTTTTTGGACTTTTCTCGGTTGTGTTACTCAAGTATATAATATAGGCGAGGTTTCTTGTCCTCGCCCATTCATTTAACTCGTTTCTTTCTTTTCCCATTACAATAATAGAAAAGTCTTTCCAAGTCATATCCCAAAATTCATTTGGTTTTATTCCACATTCCGCAGCCTTAACTAATACATCATCCCAATTTAGCTTTATTAGGCTTTTTTTTTTCATCTTCTTTAGGCTTTCCTTGTACTGAAATTACTGTTGTTTCTACAACATATTTCATATAATCTACAAGTTGACCATCAGTTTTAAAAATAGAGCCTAATTCATCAATCCAATCACAAGCATCTGCCTCACTATAAATAATTTCATCCTTATTTGAAACACAAGCAGACTTATAACCTATATATACCAACTTAATGATATTGTCTAAATCAAAGTGCGATTCACCTAATAAAGTGAAATATTTATCTATGGTTATACCTTTAGCATTGCAAAATTCTCGCATTGCCCAAGTTCCCCATTTTAATTGAATTGTTTTGTTGTTAGTTTTTAATTCGTACATAGTTTTTTATTTATTATACAGTTTCAGTTTGTGCAATAGGAGGAACACTTACTACAAAAGTTGCAGTAAATTTAACATCATCCTTATCATCAGCAGTTACACCGAAATCGCTAATAAACACTAAAGAACCAGCACCACCATAAGTGATATCTCCAGATGTAGGAGTTGCTCTACCCATCTTAATTGCAAATAAAGTCTTTGCAGCGTGAGCAGTGTACAATTGTTGGTAGCTATCTTTCGCTGGAGTACCTGTTTCATCAATCGCAAAACCTTCACACTCAAATGATTGAGAGAAAGAAGGAGCTGGAGTGTACTGATTACCACACTTAGAAGTTGCATCAATTGTGTCGTTAGTAGATGTTAATGAGTTGGTAGTCAAACAAGCAACAGGCTTGAATGTTCCATCTCCGTCTATGTCAGCTAAAAGAATATAATCTCTTGCGCTTACTTTTGTTTCTGCCATTTTATTTAATTTTAAATTTGTGTTATTATTATATTATAAGTTATTAATACTCTAAAAACGTTATCTAAAGGGTTTAAGCCATCTAAGTTTCTTACACTTTCAACACTTAAACTTGATGCCGTGAATCCGTTTGCCAATGTTATATTGGTGTCAGAATTAATTGCAGTCAAGACTAAATCGCTTATTGTTTCAGCACGTTTATATCCAAAGTTAGCATTTTTTGTAATAATATCAACTACGATTGAAATACTATTTGTATAACCAGCTTTGCCTTGGTCTTGGCTTGATGTTCTCCCAGTCATTACAATATATTCATCCCCTGCACCCTCTGGAGCAAAACCATCGTAAACAACCAATCCACTCGCACTTGTCAAGTTAGTATAAAACCACTTTTTTATCTCAATATTAGGATTTAGCATCTAACAATTTTTTTAGTCTTTGTATTAATTTTGGCTTCTCTGTTTCATACGAAGGTATTAAAAAAGGTTGAGGTCGCATACCTTTTTGTAATATACTCCTTGCAATAACATAAGCTAATCCTCTATCATTTTTGCCATCGCCAATACCTTTTCGCTTAACCCACAAAGTCAAAGCATCAACAAAGTCCTTAAATTTACCGCCTTTTTGACCTTTAAATTGTGCTGCATAAGATGTAAAGTCAGCTGGAACGCTTACTTGTGGACCAGTTCCAAATTCTACATAAGGAGAATAAGATGCCTTTGATTCAACTCCAAATGTTAATTGGCTTTCTTGTACTAATGCTATTTGATTTCTTAATTGACCAAAATTAACAGGAGCAAGTCTTTTAGCATCTGTTAATATCTTTAAAGCCGAAGCGTTAATCTCATCACCTACATCTTGCTTTAGTTTTACATCAATGTTTTTTAAAGCATCTTGAATGTCTTTTAGTCCATTTAAGTTTACTGTAAATGCCATTATCTGTAAATTATTAACTCCAAGAACCTATTTTGGTCCTCTACGTTCTTAATTGAATGTATCGTATATCTATCGCCTTCAACATCTACCTCATAAGAATCATCTATATTAACCTCAAAACGAATATAAAGCCTGTTCCTTTGGTTAAATTGCAATTCCGAGTCTCCTATCTCACGAGATTGATTATCTGGTCTTAAATCGCCCCAAACTGTGCTTTGTAGGGCAAATGTAGTTGTGTAACCACCTTGACCATCACTTGTCCTTGTTGGAGCATAGATTTCCACTTGACGAGTCATCGTGTTGGCATCAATATAGTTTGCTTTCGCTTTTCCTAACTTCATATTATAAAATTGGGCTTAATCTTGTCCATCTTTGACACGCTTTCCAAGACTTCTCACAAATACCAGAATCGCCATCTAATCCTCTATTCTCGTAGTCATAAGATATTTGGTCTAAAATAGCAATCTTTAAGTCAGTTGGAATAGTTGCGTAACCTACCACATAAGTAGCCTTTAAGTTTTGAAATGATGGTCTTTGTAATTGTGGGAACTTACCACCAACTAAATTGTAATCAGCAGCATCAATAGTATCTCCGTTTTGGTCTATTAAAGATGTGAAACTATTAACTGGACCAAAAGGAAGGTTAAAACTACCATCCCAATTTGTAAACCAAACAACAATAGTCTTTGATATTAAACTCAATCCTGTTGCT